AGGCACCAAAAAAAAGGAGACCGAAGTCTCCTTTTTAAGTACCACTCTTATCGGTGGCTTCCCATCCCGTTGGGATTACATCAAGTTCTTGACTGCAAACAAACGATAGTAAACGTTAGTTTGTGAGTCTAAACGACCATTTTGTACTGTTAGACCATTAGAGAATGGATTTGCAACCATGCCGTAACGAGTCTTGAATCCAATTTTTGGTTGGAATGTGAACTGGTCAACTGCACGAACCATTTGCAAAGGTACGTATGGACAATAGAACAAACCTGCATCATAAGGAGATGAACCCTTATAACCGATTGTAACCAACTCTTGGTTTTGTGTATAACCGCCATAATATGGATCAATATACACTTTAATACGACCGTGCAACATACCAGCAAATGTATTGCCTGTATCGTCAACTTGCAAGTCAGCTTGCAAAGCAGGTGTGTAAGAAAGAACACCAGCCATTGCCATAGCAGAAGCAACGTCTGAAGAAACAATCAACACATTACCTTTACCCCTACGAGTTTGTTTTGCAATAACGTTAGCATCACGTTCGATTTGGAAAATCAAGCCTTTGAAACGTTCAACAGACCAACGACCGTTAGAGTCTGTATCCAAGTCAAAGTAACCAGCAGTTGTTGTACCGTATTGAGCACCAATCTTTGCAGATGTGTAAATTGTACGAATAACTTCACGGTTAATTTCAGCAAGAATTTCAGTAGAGAGAATGTTGGACAATTCTGTCTCAGCATCCAAACCGTGAATTGCTTTCAAGTCTTGTGCTAGTTCTAGTGAGTATTCAGCTTTCAATGCACGGGATTGAGCAGTAACAGTAACTTTCTCGATAGAGAATGCCATTTGTTGGAATGCTGTATTACCGTCTGAACCCAAATATTCAGCAATGCTTGTTTGCATACCAATACCAGTTGTAACAGAGTTAGCAGCCAAAACAGCAGTTTGTGTATTTGCTGTTGTATCTGTTGCTGTGTTACCAACGAAACCGTATTGGTTAAACAATGAAGTATTACCTGAGAAGATTGTGTTTGCCTCATTGTAGAATGCTTCAGCGCCTTGTTGGCCTGAATAACGAGCACGCATCGCAAAGATTAGACCTGTAGGTCCAGTCATTGGTTGAACGCCTGCAACGTCATAAGCAATCAAGTTAGGCAATGAACGGCGAACCAAACTAATCAAGATTGGGTCAAAGTTGCTGATACCAGAACCTGTAACGTTTGTTGGACCAGGATCAGAAGCAGTTTCATTCAAGGCCATACGGTCTTGACGCATTGCTTGTGCTTGGTTCTCCAATACTAAAGCTGTAACACTTCTTTTGTATGGATCTTTAATGGATTCCAATTCTGGATGTTCCAGAATAGGTTCCCATTTCTTTTGTAGTTCTTCTGTCATATACATTCGAGTAACTCCTTAATGTGAAACTTTTGTTTTATTTATTATTTTTTATATTCTTATTTTTTACTAAGAATATTTGCTACTTGTTCCATCAAAGGATCAGCAGACCTAACGGTCTTCTTTTCTTCTTCAATGTGGACTTCATCATCCAAAGCAGAATTGTCTGCAACCTTAACGTCAACTTTAAAGTATGATTCTTTTAGTGTTGACAATTTGTATGCAAATTCTTCTTCAGTAGTAAATTCCACACCCTCTGCGAGTGATTTCAATTTTTCTACTTGAGTTTGCGTTAGGCCTTCACACGCTGTGTAGATTGCCTCAATTTTTCTTTGTTCGTTTAATGCCTTAGACAAGTCAATATTAGTATTGATTTGTTCGTTTAATTGTGCTTCCATTTCGGCAACTTTTTCTGCCATTTCAGCAACGATATCAACTTTGTCTTCAGGAATATCAATGTAGTGTTCGATGAATAGATTGCGTAAACCGCCAATGAATTCTTCTGCAATCTCAGCACGTAGGCCTGTATCAATTGCCAATTCATTTTCTTTCATATATTCTTCTGCAATGTAGTTTAGATAGTCATCAACTTTGGATGCCAAATCTTCTTTAACTTGCTCTACTGCAACTTCAAATTGCTCAACCAAATTAGATTCGATTTCTTCTGCAATTTGTTCAATGCGTGAGTGAACAGCAGCTTCAAAAATTGTAGTTGCTTTTTGTGCAAATTCTTCAGAAAGGTTTTCACCTGCCAACAAAGCACGAATGTCATCAGACATATCAAATGATTCATTGTGACCCATAGACTGTGAACCAGCTGTGTGTGAACCATCATAGTGTTGGAATGTAGCACCTTTGTTCATGCCAAATGTATTCTTTGGCAATGTTTCTGGCATACGGTCACGAATTTTTTCGTATTGGTTACCATTCATTTGGTCAGGATGCATAACATCTTTGCGACCCATAGTTTGATTTGGTTGACCAGAATATGTTTTAAAACCAACGCCATTTTTTTCTGAACCAACAGGAGGTGTTGCACCTGGAGGAACTGCGGATGGTGTACCTTTTAGGTAATCTGGCAAGCTATCGTCCATTTCTTCAGGTGAATGACCAATAACGCCTGCATCATGTTGACCGTAGGCTACTGATGCTTGCAATTTATCGTCACCGACTTCACCTTTTTTGTGTGCGTCTTGGCCACGTTGACCTCTTTTAGCAGCAATGTTAGCATCGAAAGTTTCTTTAGAACCTTCTAAGATTGCATTAGCGGCTTCAGACAGTTTAAATCCTTTTGTCATTTAAAATCTCCTTGATTTTGTATTTGGTATTTATAGTTTATAGTTTTTTCATGAAGTTTTCAAATATGCGAAGACTTACTGCTTCGATGTCCGCACGGCTAGCAGTTTTGATTTCTCTAATTGCTTGTGCGTGTTCTACTTCAGTCCAAACACCATTGACTAACATCCATTCTTTACCTTCCATAATGCCTTGAACAAAAGCTCCAGGCGCAGAAGGGTCTGCTACAATATCCGCCGCTGTGGCCAGATAAAAGTCGGGCTGTACAACATTAACACCGTTAACATTTTTAAGTGAGCCCATACCTCTTGAAGAAACACCTAATTGTGCACCGCCTTCAATCAATTGGCGTGCAATATTGCCCATTGGTGTTTCTAATATTTTTGCCTTACCAATCCATTGTGTGCCTTCTTCACGCAATCCAACAATCATATGTGATACACGGTCAAGATTAATAGTAGGAGAATCAGGATGTCCTAATTCACCAAACGCACGGTTTTTATTTATGTATTCTTCTGTGTAGCGATGAACTTCTTTCTTCATCGTATTGTATTCGTATAAACGGCCGTTTTTGTTTTTCTTTTCAGCAACCAAAAATGGACCTTCAATGAACAAAGCTTTCTTTCCGTCTTTGTCCTCTGTTAGGTAATTGACCGTTTCGTAAATTTCTTTAATTAATTTCATGGCGTTACTCCATAAGGAGGATAGTTGAATGCTGCTGGATCATTGAATTGACCACGTTGATAGTATTGATTTTCTTTACGCAATTCAATAAACAAAGTATATGCTGTGTTTGCAACCATACCAAATGATGTAACACCAATATCACCTGTTGCATTTGGTGCATTATTTCTAATTGAAACCATACCTTGGTCTTCTGAATATTGGCCGCAAAGATCCATATTCATGATTGGAACACTTTGTGCTGTATTTGCAGCAGTCCAAGATAATTCAATATAACCTTTTTGTTGTGATGCAATATTATAACCAATTCTAGTAACTGCTAAACCATAATATGATAATGGTGTTCCGTTTGGAATAACATTGTTATTACTAGTCAATGCACCATATAAAGTATTAGCCTGAATACGATATGCATTAGACTCTTGACCTGATCCATCAAAATTAGCAGTTAACTTGATAACTGCTTTTTCTGTTGTGTCTCTTAGGACTTGATAAGTATATAAATTTGCCATGTTTGTTCCTAATATTACGGTGTAAGTTTGTATGCACCGTAGTTGAATGCTGCTGGATCTTGGAACTGGCCACGAGCATACATTGAATTGTTTTTACGCAATGTTAAGATTATAGTATATGCAGAATTAGCTGTTGCACCTGTAGTCATAACTCCAATATCACCATTTCCACCAATTGAGTTATTCAAAATAGAAGGTAATTGTTCGCCTAATCCAAACTCACCCTGCAAATTCAAATGAAAGATTGTTGCAGAATTGGCATACTGTGCCGCACTAGTTGATCCACCACCATTCCAAAATATTTCAACACCACCAACATTTGATGTTGGAAAATTAATAAAATATTTAAGACCAGTGAGTTGAATATCATATAGAGATAATGCAGTATTACTTAAACTTTGTGCTGAATGTAATTGAGCACCATTTGCATCCAAAGCAAAAGCAAGTGTATTGGCCGCAATACGAGAACCATTGGCTTCTTGGCTAGAGCCATCA